ACCCCTCGTTCGCCCCGAGGCCGCCGAGATGGCTCTGCTCCGGGGAGAACGGTCCCTGGTGCGGCCGGGTGCGCCCCATGAGGTCTTCGATGGAGGAGGTCGGTCCGAGCGGCCCCACGTTCGGCCCGGTGGTCGGGGGTTCGCTCGGCGGTACGGCACCGCCTTTCGGCTGGCCCAACTTCCGCTCCAGTACGTCCCCGATCTCGCCCCACTCCATCCCGTTCAGGTCGGCGTCGTCGTACTCGTTGAGGTTGGTGCCCAGGTTGCTGGCGGCCGCGCGGTAGGCGTTGGGGCGCGACACCCCCTCATCGATCAGGTCGCCCGCGGCGTCCAGGGCATCGTTGACGGTCATGTCCGCGAGCGGGTCGGGGGGGCGCGTCGGGGGCATCAGCTTCCGGTCGATCAGGTCGAATGCCTCCCCGACCGTCGCCTCCCGGGTCAGTTCGCCGGATGCCCAGGCGTCCTCGATCACCTGCTGCTCGGCGGGGGACAACCCCTCGTAGGCGTCGAGGCGGTCCGCGAGCAACTGGTCGCGGAGCGACGGCCCCGGCTCGGGGCGCGGCTCCCGGGGGATTCGCTCCATCCCGGTGGGACGCCCGGTCTCCCCCGGCACCTGGGTCATCCCGGACGGCGTGTCGGCCTGGTTCCCGGAGACGTCCTGGTGGGGGTCCACGAAGGGCCGATACGACTGGTCGCGCAGCAGGCGCTGGAAGTCGTCCTCGCCCAGGCGGCCCAGTTCGTCGTTGGGCAGCCAGTCCACCTCCAACCCCTGCTCACGGGCGATTCGGCGGCGCTCCCGCCCGATCCCCTCGAACGCCTTCAACAGGGGCGACTGCTCCTGCCCCGGGAGGTCCGACCCGCCGTACCAGTAGTCGTCCTGCTCCGCTTGGGTCATCCCCTCCGTGGGGTCCACCCGCGCGAAGTCGGGCACGAACTCGTCAAACTCGTTGGCCGCTCCCGGGTCGTACGGCCCCCGCCCCCGGTCCGGCGCGAACGGGTCGCCCGTGGGCTCGGGCGGCACCGACCCGCCGGCCTCCTGACGGCGGGCGATCTCGTCGCCGGCTTCCGGACCGAAGGGGTCTTCGTCGGGCAGGCGCGGCGGGGGCTCCGGGGCGCGCAACCGACCCGGCCGCCCGCTCTCCGGGGCGCCCCCCATCTCCCGAGTGGGGATGCCGTAGTCAGGCCGACCGGCGAACTCCTCCAGGGGGTGCCACTGCCCGTCGTCGCCGTAGATTTCGGCCCGCTCGGTGGGCACGTCCCGCTGCATCCGCCCGGTCCGGTCGAGCGGCCCGATGTCGGCCTCCCGCATGCGGATGACCGTGTGCCGAGCGGGGGTCTCCCCGCCCGCTCGGAGGGCGCCCTCGTCGCGGACATCGGCCATCGCCAGCGCCGGGTCGGTCCGGGCACGCAGCGTCGCCGGGATCGCTTGGTCACGGACCATCTGGTCCATGATCGTCTCGTCGGTGCTGATGTAGCGGTAGCCCGGCTCCGCCGGGAGGCCGACCGACGAACCGGGCAGGATGCCGGTGACCCCGTCGTCCATCGCCGCCCGGCCCGCCTCGTCTAGCCGGCGAGACACCGACCCCGGGACGCGGAAGGCGCGCCGGGCCACCGCGGTCGGCATCCCTGTCCCGGCGAGGAGGGAGACGCCCGCCTTCACCGGCTCGGGCAGCGGGGTGTCCCGCAGCGCCTCGGTGGCGGTGGTGGCGGCGACGTTCTCCAGCATGTTCCCGACGTTGGGGACGACGTTGCCCACGTCGCCCACGGCCTGGAGCGCCGTCGCCCCGCTCCGGGTCAGGCGCTCCCGGGCGGCCGGATCGGCCAGGGCGGCCGGCGCGGTCTGCTGCCAGGCGGCCAGGTCGGCCGCGGCCCCGGCGGTGGCCTTCAGGTTCTCCGGATCGGCCAGCCGGTTCCCGCCCTCGATGGCCTGGTTGATCTGGCTGCGGACGACCCGCTCCGGAAGGCTGGCGTCGGGGGAAATCGGCGCCGGTTCGGTGCGCCGGTTCATCAGCCCCGAGAGGGAATTGTCCACCGGGGGCAGCCCGGCCTCGTCCAGGAGGCGGTTCCCCTCCTCGCCCCGGCGGGCGAGGGCCGACCCCAGGTTGGAGGCGGCGTCCCTGATCCCCTGCACGCCGGGAATCTGGAAGGACGAGGTGGGCTCGGTGGGCTCGGTGGGCCACGCCTCGGGCGGTGGGGGGGCGGGCTGCGGCAGCGCGTCTGCGCTCGCCTCCCGCTCGGTGGTCTCCCGGGTGGTCTGGTCCAGCGCCTGCTGGGCCTGCTGGGCGTTCGTCCAGCCCTGCCCGATGGGCGTCTGGCTGACCGCCGTCCCCAGATCGGACGCCTTCTGCCCGAGGGCCTGCGCGGCGGGGGCCTCCGGCACGGCCTCGACGTTCTGCTGGAGGTTCTGCCCGGCGGTCTGCGCCAGGCCGCCGAGGGCGCCCAATCCCTCGGCGGCGGTGTGCCCGGCCTCCCGGATGGGGGCCATGGCCTGCTCGATCTGCTGGCGCAGCCACTCGTCGCGGGCCTCCTGGGCCTTGCGCTGGGCCTCCTCGATGGCCTCGCCGCCCGCGTCCTGCACCTGCTGCATGGCCGCCTGCGCCTTACGCTTGGCCTGCTCGGCCATGTCGGCGCCCCACTCCTTGAGCGGGATGTTGATGACGGGCATCTCAGACCCCTTCTACGGGCGCCATCGGCGCGGCGGGTACTGCGGGAGCGGCGGGAGCGGCGGGAGCGGCGGGCGCGACTTCGGTGACCTGGGCCACGGGCATCGGCGCGGGCGCGGGCGCTTCGAGTTGCGGCGGCCCCAGCGGCGTGGCGTCCGGCGGGGTGCCGACGGTGGGCTCGGTGGGCGCGCTGTAGGGGGCGATGCTCTCCCGGTACAGCTTCAGGTACGACTTGACCCCCCACGGGACGCGCTTGCCGTCCGGCCCCTTGGGCGCCATCCGGTCGAGCATGACCTGGCGGAACTGGGGGTCGTCCCAGTGGCGGCGCATGTAGGCGCCGAGCGCTTCGGTGCTGGGGCGCACCGTCCCGGCCGGGCCGTTGGGGAACAGATCGGACGCCAACTGCGCGGCCATCCCCCGCAGTTCGCTGGAGAGTTGGGTGGCCGCCCGGTCGAGGGGGTTCTCCATCGAGGAGCCCCGCCGGGGCCGCGCGCCCTGGCCGAAGGTGTCGTCGGTGCCCTCCTCGCGCGCCGCCTCGGCCCCGTCCTGGAGCCCCTCCTGGGCGGCCATCTGCTCCGGGGACAGCGGCGGCTCGGGGGGCGGCCCAGCCTGACCGGCCTGCGGCGCCCCCGGCATTCCCGGGGGTTGGAACGGCGGAGGCTGCCCCGGCCCCCCAGGAGCCCCCGGGGGTTGGGGTAACTGGGGCATCTGGGGCGGCGCCGCGGGCGGGGCGAGGGGGCCGGGCGCTCCCTCCGGCGGGAGGGGCGCCGCCGGGCCAGCGGGCGCCCCGGGGATGGGGGCCATCGGCACCGGCTGGGGCTGGGGCGCGGGCGGCGCCTGGAGGCCCAGTTGCTGCATGGCCGCCAGGACGGCGGGGTCAACGGCCATGCATCACCTCAAGGGCTGGACCAGCCCGGCCGCCGCGCCCGCGGTCGGCACCACCGGGGCGCCCGGGAGGCCGCCGGGTTGCGCGGGGACTTCGGTAGCACCCGCCAGTTGCACCCCCTCAGCCCCGACGCCGTTTTGCGCGAGCAAGAACTTGGTGACGTCGGGCACCTGGGGGGTGCCCATCCCGCCGGGGGCGGTGCCGATCCCGCCCGCGGCCGCGCCGTTCCCCTGCGGGGGCGGCAACTGGGGGACGCCTTGGGCGGCGAGGGCCTCGGCCTCGGCCGCCTCGTCGGCCTGGTCCAGCAGGTCGCCCTGGCCCACCTCGGCCAGGACGTACGCCTGCATGTACTTCTTGTACCAGTCCGCCTGGCGCATCTCGTCCAGGGCCATCCCGTAGCGCACCTCGTCCGGGTTGCGCCCCTGGGCCTCAATCGCCTGGTCCATGCTCTCGAAGCCGGCCTTGACCTGCTCGACGTGGTACCGGCTCTCGATCAGGGCGGCGCTGGGCAGGGTCGGGTCCAGCTTCCACTGGAGCCGGACGTCCGCCTTGAGGTCGTCGGGGCCGAGCCCCTTCCACCCGGACTGCTTCCCGGAGGCGTAGACCCAGACCTTCTCCCGCACCTTGGTCCGCACCAGGTGCCAGAGGAAGCGGGTCACCTCGTCCAGCATGTGCTCGATGCTCTGGCCGATGGGGTCGTAGCGGATGCGCGCCTCGGCCAGCACCTGGTTGATGGCGAAGCCGGACGCCTCGATCCCGCCCAGGTTGCTCTCGATGCGGGGGATGGACAGCTTGTCGATGGCCTCGGTGGTGAGCGTGATCTGCTCCCGCAGGGAGGCCGCCACCTGGGGGAACTGCCACGGGGTGCGCTTGGTGCCCGGCGCCCCGTAGTACATCTTCCCGATCTGGTACTGCTCCGTCGTGCGGGGCCGCCCGTCGTCCCCGCGGATGGGCGCCGCGCCGTCGGGTACCTCCACGTCCACGGGCGGGAGCATGTCGCGCGCGGCCTGCTGGGCGTGAATCGTCCACAGGTAGCTGCGGTACTCCACCAGCCACCGCTTGGTCTCGGAGACCGACCAGCCGATCTTGCGGTTGCGCCACCAGCCCATCCACAGCCCGGGCGCGAAGAAGTACGGGTGGCGCCCGTACCCGTGCTTCCACTGCTGGACGATCTTGCCGTTGTAGCCGTGGGTCTTGTGCTCCCCGCACACGTAGTAGGTGACCCACTCGTCGTCCCAGTGCTCCAGGAACTCGACGCTCCCGGAGGGGTAGTCCTGCCAGACCAGGCTCCCCGACCCCGCCTGGGTGGCCTCGATCTGGGGGTTGCGCTCCCCGAACTCGGCCGAGACGATCCGCCCGTCCGCGTCCAGGGACAACCCGTAGCGGCGGAAGGTGGCGTTGATCGGCCGGCTGGTGACCTCCAGCACCTCCCCGATGTCGTTGCCGTGGAAGACCGGGTAGACGGTGCGGATGTCGGGGGCGACCCAGCGGAACGGCGGCCCGGCGTCCTTCTTGGCGCTCTCGGCGGCCGAGGTGTAGTCGTCCCCCTCGTAGCCGTCCTTGCTGGTGCGGGGCTTGCGCCCCTCGGGGCGGTTCTCCTTGCGCGCCCGGGCGCGCTCCTCCCGCTCCTCGCGCTCCTCCTCGGTCTCGTCTTCGACCGGCCCCTCGTCGGACGGGTCGTAGGCGTCGTACCCGGAAAGCCGGAGGGCGTAGCGTTCGTCCCACAGGTCGCGGGCGAAGGTCAGCTTGGTGACCCCGCCCCCGTCGCTGACGACCGCGTCGGCGCAGCGCATCAGGGTGTCCGGCCCCGGCTCGCGCGAGCCGGCCACGCGGAGGAGTTCCTCCGTCCAGTGCTCCCGGTCGGTGGCGTTGCGGCGCAGGCTCTCCACCCCCTCCTTGCCGGGGGTGATGGTCAGGTGCGGGGGCTGGTTGACCAGGGTGGCGACGACCCGCTGGCACTCGTCCGCGACGGTGGGGTCTCTGATCTCAATCGGGACCAGGCGCAGTTCCGGCGGCACGGGCACCGGGCGCTGCATCGTCCGCAACTCCCGGAGGCGGTCGATCTGCTCGTCCTGCTGCTGATACCCGTCCCGAGTCTCCTCCCGGAGGTCGAGCAGGTACTTCTCGTCGGGTGGGGTTCTGCTTGGTTTGGCCACGGCGCGCCCTCGCCTCCCGACGCCGCCGATTCCGGAGACGCTTCGTCTCCAGGCGCACCCGGTTGGTCTCGGGCCAGAACACCGGCATCACGGTGGAGTGTAGCTACGGTTCGTCTACCTGACTAGACGCCTCGCGCGCTTTGCCGTCGTTGCCGCCGGTCTTGCCCCGGTGGCCGATCATGTGGGCCTGCATGCGGCCCTCCACGAACCGCTCGTCCACCCCCTCGACCCCGGCGCCCCAGGTGACGGCGTGCCACCGCTGGAGCCAGCAGGCCGTCCCCTTCTGGACGGCCGTCCACGCCTGGAGCCAGATCAACTGCTTGTCCTCGCCGGTCAGGCGCCCGACCGTGCGGTTCTCCAGCACGTCGATCCAGGCTTTGTTCAGCAGCAGCACCATCCGGCCACCCCCGTCCCAGCGCAACCCCATACCCGCCCCCGCAGCCCCCGCAGCCCCCCGTTACCGTCCGCCCAGCTTCCCGAACGGGTCGGCGCCCTGGCCGAGGTTGGCCCGGCGCACGGCGGCGGCGAACCTGGCCCACATCGCCCGGTCGCTCGTGTCCAGGGCCTGGGGCACGAACCGCCCCTGCTGGGAGGCGGCGCGCAGGAGGTCGGGCACGCGCGCGCGCGGGGAACTGGCCACCGCCATATCCGTCAACCCCGTGGCGCTGTCCAGCTTGTAGCGGTGCTCCTCGCCCTGGCCCTCGTAGCCGGGGTGGTCGATGGCCTGCGCCGGGGCGCCCAGGCCCATCAGGACGTAGCGCAGTTCGTCGGCGGCGTGGTCCTCGGCGCTGCTGTCGGCGTCCTCCGGGTCGCGGCGCGACCGGGGGAGGGAGGGGATGGTGCGGAGCGCGTGGGTGCAGGTGTCGAACCACATGACGGCGGGGTACCCGTCGGCCTGCGGCGCCAGATAATCACGGACCCGCTGCCAGCCAGAGAGACGGTCGTGGTCGGCGGCCCGCGGAACGACGCCCACCTCGCTGAGCACGAACTTGTAGACATCGGCCACAGAAAGTCCATTGGGGTTCTTGCTCCAGATGGCGGGGTCGCAGAAGAGGGTGAAGGTGGGCACCTTCGTCCCGCCCCGGCGCTGGTAGGTGTCCAGGTCGTGCTGCACCGCCTCCTTGATCAGGCGGGCCTGCTCCTCGTCGCGGATGCCGGCGCCGTACAACTCGCGGTAGACGAACCAGCGGGTCTCCCGCTCCTGGCGCCACAAGTCCTCATCCCGCACGTAGAAGTGGCAACTCCAGGGCGCGCCGTAGCCGAAGTCCACCCCGATGGCCCGCTCGCGCCAGCCGGGGGGAATCGGGAACGGCGGGAGCGTGTGCCGGGCGTCCCGCCACTCGGTGAAGAAGAAGTTGCCGCCGATGTTCCAGTCCCCCTCCAGGAGGGACTTGCGGACGGTCTCGTCGCGGATGCCCACCAACCGACGGCGGTACTCGTCGGAGAGCGCCGGGTTGTCCTTCAAGGCGGCACGGTGGAAGACGCGCACCATGCCGCCGTCCTCGTCGCGGGCGCGCCAGACGGTGCCCGCGGGGTGGGAGGAGACGAAGTGGTCCTTGAAGTAGAGGTGACCCGGCCCGCCCGGGTTACTCGTATACAGCACCACCGGGCGCCAGCCCGGGCGGGTGCTCCGGACGCGGGCGCGGAGGAACTCGACCCAGTCGCCGGGGAAGGAGGTGGCCTCGTCCAGGATGAGCCCCTCCCACTCGGCCGACAGGTAGTGGCGCAAGTCCTTCTCGTCGTCGGCGTAGCGGAACAGGCACAGGGAGCCGTTGGGCGCCCGCAGTTCGCGCTTGCCTTCGTGGTAGGTGAAGGCGGTGCCGGCGGTCTCGCGGAGGATGGGGCGGATGTGGGAGTCCTCCAGTTCCGGGTACGTCCGGCGGAAGAGGGCGATCTCGCACCCGGGCCAGAGGGTCATCATGGTGATGGCGAGCGCCCGGGCCAAGAGGGACTTCCCGCCCCCGGCCTGCCCGCCATACAGCATCTCCTCGACGGGCTCACGCCCTGGCGAGCCGGTCCGGACGTTGGGGTCACCGGGGACGCCGAAGCCGAGGAGGGCCATGGCCTCCTGCTGCCGGGGCCACAACCGGTAGAGCGGCTGGGCGGCCTGGGCGCTTTCGTCTACCCGGCTAGACGCCCTACTCCCCGCGCTCGCCGTCAACTTCTACCTCTTCACGCTTCGCCTCGATCAACCCGAGTTCCTGGGCGGCGTTCTGCACCGCCGGGAGCCAGGGGACGACGTGGACGGTCTGCTGGGAATCGACGGAGATGGACTGGGCGACCTTGCCGTCCACGCGGTCGGCCAACCAGCGGACGGCGTCCATGTCGCCTTGGGCGGCCATGGCGACGACCTTCTCCGCGATCTTCTCCATCTGGGTGCGGTTGCGCCTATCGGCCTTGAGGAGGGCGCGGCGCAGCATGGGGGCGAAGGGGAGGTAGCCGGCGGGGCGGCCCCCGGGGTTGCCGGTCTGGCCGGGCTTCCACTTGCGGGCCTCGAACCCGTTCAGCGGAGGCGTCTCTTCTGGCCGGGGTGCTCCCGGTTGGTCGCTCATGCGACCAGTCTACCCCGATCACCCAGGAGCACCCGAGGTGCCCTCCGAAAACAGCGGGCTCCCCGGTGACCACCACTGCGGTCGGCCAACCACTTTCGC